ACTACTCTTAATAGATATAACGATAATCATAGAGCATATATTATAACTGATACTAGCGAAGAAGCAGACATACAAATAATACAAGATTCTGAGGCACAACATTTAGATGTAGGTACTAGTGCTACTCAATCCAATATCACTATAATACAAACGAACTAAATACTTAAAGGAATAACTATGAACAAATTTACTACCACTTGGGCTGTGGTTATGAGTGTTGTTATATTATTAGGATTGAAAATATTTAATCCGGCACCTTTACAGACCCTTGAATTAAAAACATTTGATTTCTACCAGAAATTTGGTATCAATTACGAATCTAAAAGCCTAATATTACTAGACATATCAGATAAGGCTTTGAAAAAAGAAGGTCAATGGCCGTGGAAAAGAGATAAACTAGGTCGTACTATCATCAACGCATATAAGAACGGTGCTGCTGTAGTCTTTCTGAATGTAGTATTTGTCCATAAAGATAGACTTGGTGGTGATGATATGTTTTTGAAGATGATTGATAAGTATCCTATCATATTAACTGAAACAAGTCAAGCAAAAAATTTAATCAGTATAAAAAGAAAAGCATTAGCAGTAGGTGACGTAGAAGTACCTATTGATGTTGACGGTACAATACGAAAATTACCACTTGACAATTCTGTTCCAAGTGTTATAATGAAGGTCATAAAGTTTCCTATACCAAAACAAGAAAATATATGGATTGATTTCAGACATGATATACCTAGAATAGATTACACAGAAAAAGACTGGTCTTCTATGAAAGGTAAGATAGTTCTTATTGGTACAACTTTTCAAGGTTCTACTTTTGTTCTCACACCAGATGGTCTAAAGAATACACACGAGATAATGGCATTGTCAACAGAAACTTTACTATCAGGTAAGTTTATAACTAGACCAGATTGGATTATATACGTAGAGTTTGCTGTGATGATTATAGGAATGGGCCTATTCATATTATTGATACCTAGACTTGGTATAGTAATGTCACTTGTGCCATTTATACTATACAACATATTAATCATATTGTCAAGTTTTTATTTATTTAAGTCATATTTGTACTTGACAAATTGGTTATATCCTGTTATAATGGGCTGTATAATATTCTCACATTTAATATACAATAATTTTATTAGAGAGAATAGATTAAAATTACAAATTAAAAAACAATTTGAACATTATCTTTCACCAGATATGGTCAAGAAATTACAAGATAATCCTAGTCTATTAAAACTAGGTGGCGAAACAAGAGAGTTAACTTTTCTATTCTGTGACATAAGAGGGTTTACTACTATATCAGAAAAATATCAAAAGAAACCACAGGAATTAACAAAACTTATCAATGCATTTCTAACACCAATGACTAATATTATTCTAAAGTCAGGTGGGACAATTGATAAATATATGGGAGATTGTATCATGGCGTTTTGGAACGCACCACTTGACTGTCCTAATCATCAACATAAAGCAATTATCGCTGCTAAGATTATGAGAGAAACTATGCGAAAATTGAACTTAGGTTTTAAAATAGGCATTGGTATTAATAGTGGTAAAGCAGTTGTGGGTAACATGGGAAGCAATCAAAGATTTGATTATTCAGTACTAGGTGACGCAGTTAACTTAGCGAGTAGATTAGAGGGACAAAGTAAAGAATTTAACACAACAATTGTAGTAGGTGAAGACACATACAAAGAGGCAAAAGAGTTACATAAAAGAATGTACAAATTAGGTAGTGTAACTGTCAAGGGTAAATCTAATAAAGTTAAAATATATTCAATAAAATGATAAAAGATTTTTTAAAAGAAACACAAAAAGAACAAAAAGAACTAGATGAATGTAGAAAAGAAGCATTTAGACAAAGAGATGAAAGAAAAAAAACTGAATCAGAAAGAATGCAAGAGGAGTTGGAACCAATAGGTATACTCAAACGTGGCAGGACTTCCTGGGCGATGGACGTCAATTTCCGATTTCCAAGAGGAGATTGGAAGCAGTAGGATAATAGACGAATATGTTAAAAGACAGACGAATAGACCCAGAGATAGACGAAGGAACACAAAAGTTCTTTAATAAACTCATATTGATTTTAATAGTTCTTAATGTACTCATAGGTGTTCCAACAATATATGATATATATTTTTATGAACATACACCAAAGATATATAGAAATACATCAACACTACAAACAAACGAGATATAAATAATAGAAAGTTATGAGAACACTAATTAGAACAATATTTGGACTTGTTATCATATTATATAATACTGTCACATATGCTGGACCCGAAGGTTTACAAAACTATCCTTGGACACTACAACAAGCACCCATATGGTGTGGTCCTTTAGATATAGTTAATCAAGTATTAGAAAAAGAAGGTTATGAAGAGATAGAAATAGCAGTTGGTAGAACAGCAGCATTACCAACAGGCGATATTGTTTACGCTGTAATAACTTATATATCAAAAGACACCGAAGGACACATTATAAGAACAATGGAAACACCTGAACAACAAGAGAAGTGTATATTGAATGTGTTATTTGATTATACTGTTGTTGAATCAAAACCAAAACCATCAAATTAATATGAGCGATAATACAGAAATAAAAATAGATATAGAATCTTTAAAAAAAGATATACAGAATGTTAATAATATTCAAGGCCGTTTAGATACTGCTATTGATAAATTAACAGATGTTTCCACATCTATAAAATCTATGCTAGCTGTACACGAAGAAAAAATTGAAAGAAACGAAAAGATAGATGAAGTTATTTTTGAAAAACTAAAAGATAGAGCAGAGGCAATAACTGATGTTTATAAAGAATTAAAGAACGATATAAGCTTAACTGAAAAAAGATTATTAATCGAAGTCAAGTCACTAAAGAACGATATAAACGCTAGAGTGGGCGTCTTAGAGCGATATAAATGGATTATATTGGGTGGTTCTATTGTAATTGGGTTTATATTGTCTAAAAACTTTGCTACTATTATAAAAATGCTATCAGATTAGACTTGACTTTTGGACTAATATATAGTATATTAGCAATTGTATTATGTCCAGTTATATTGATCTTAAATTTATTAGTAATCTAAAATCGAGGTTAAGTCATTTTAGACAAAAGAATGACTACTTGTTTAATTTTAGATGCCCTCATTGTGGAGACTCAAAAAAGTCAAAATTAAAAACTAGAGCATATCTATATAGAGTTAAAAATGATATGTTCTTTAAATGTCACAATTGTGGCGAAGGTCAAAACTTAGCAAACTTTATTAAGTTTTTAGATCCAAAATTATATTCCGAATATCTATTAGAAAGATATAAGAAATCGGCCCCAGCGACACCAGTGCCGAAGTTTGATTTTAAACCTGTGAAGTTTAAAGATCAAACAATACTTGACGACTTGAAGAGTATTAGCCAATTAGATGATAAACACCCAGCAAAACAATATGTTCTCAATAGAAAAATACCTGTTGAGTTTTTTAAGAAACTATATTTTTGTGATAAGTTTGGTCAATTAGTTAATCAGGTAAAGCCTAATACCTATAAATCAATTAAAGACCATCCAAGATTAATTATACCTTTTTATGATACGGCTGGAAAGGCTTTTGCTTTTCAAGGTCGGGCTTTTGGAAAAGAACAACCAAAATACTTAACGGTAAAATTAGATGAAGATAAACAAAAAATTTATGGTTTGGAAAGAGTTAACTTTCAACGACAGGTTTATATCGTTGAAGGTCCGATTGATAGTTTATTTATTGATAATTGTTTGGCAGCTGGTGGTGCAGATTTAATATTAAAAAACAAAATACCAAAAGAACAAATCACATACATATACGATAACGAGCCAAGGAACAAAGAGATTATAAAAAGAATGTATGATGTTGTTGAAAATAATTACAACTTGGTCGTGTGGCCTAGTGATCTGCGACACAAAGACATCAATGATATGATATTAGCAGGGTTGACAAAAGTCCAAATTAGTGATATTATAAGTACCAATACATATTCAAAACTATCCGCACTAACTAAATTAAACGACTACAAAAAAGTATAGGAGATCAATGACTGACGCAAAGATTTATGTTATCAAACGAGGTGAACGAGGCAAAGAGTCATTAAATATTGAAAAAATCCATGAGATGATGGAGTATGCAGTCGAAGGTATAACGGGTGTATCATCATCACAAGTTGAGATGAAAAGTGGACTACAATTTTTCGATGGAATTAACACAGATGACATACAACAAATTCTAGTAAAGTCAGCAGCAGATTTAATTTCTTTAGAAACTCCTAACTATCAATACGTTGCGGCAAGATTACTTCTATACAGTTTAAGAAAGCAAGTTATAGGAAGACTGTGGGACCACCCACACATTTATGACCACGCTAAAGCAGCTGCTAATAAAAAACTTTATGATCCTGATTTATTAGTGAAATATCAAAAGAAAGATTTTGATAGAATGGAAAATTGGGTCAATCACGAAAGAGATTATACTTTCACTTACGCTGGGTTAAGACAAGTAATTGATAAATATTTAGTACAAGATAGAGCAACTGGTCAGGTATTCGAAACACCACAGTTTATGTATATGATGATTGCTGCATCTGTCTTTATGAATTATCCAAAAGAACAGAGAATGACTTATGTTAAAAAATACTATGACGCAATTTCACAATTCAAAATCAATATTCCTACTCCTGTTATGGCAGGTGTCAGAACACCTCTTAAACAATATGCGAGCTGTGTTTTGGTTGATATTGATGATACTCTACCTAGTATTTTTTCTGGCGATATGGCTATTGGACGTTACGTGGCGCAGCGTGCTGGGATTGGTATTAATGCTGGTAGAATACGAGGCATCAATGCGAGGATACGAGGAGGTGAAGTACAACACACCGGAGTTATTCCCTTTCTTAAAAAATTTGAGGCAACTGTTAAGTGTTGTACTCAAAACGGAGTACGAGGAGGTTCGGCAACAGTCCACTTCCCAATTTGGCACCAAGAGATAGAAGACATTATTGTACTTAAAAATAATAAAGGTTCAGAAGACAATAGAGTTAGAAAATTAGATTATTCAATTCAAATGTCAAAACTATTTTATGAAAGATTTATACAAGAAGGTGAAATAACTTTATTCTCACCCCATGAAGTACCTGAACTCTACGAAGCTTGGGGATCACCTGAGTTTGATGATCTATACATAAAGGCAGAAAGAAAAACATCTATTAAGAAAAAGAAAGTATCTGCACAAGGCTTATTTTTTGACATTTTAAAAGAAAGAGCTGAAACAGGTAGAATTTATATTATGAATATAGATCATTGTAACACTCACTCATCATTTAAAGATAGAATTTATATGTCAAATCTATGCCAAGAGATTACTCTACCAACAGATCCTTTACAACATATAGATGGTACGGGTGAAATTGCTCTTTGTATTTTATCAGCAATCAACGTGGGTATTGTAAATGAAAAAGAAGAATTGGAAGAATTGTGCGAGTTAACTGTTAGAGGATTAGATGAAATAATAGATCATCAAGAATATCCAGTACATGCAGCTGAAATATCTACAAAAGCAAGAAGAAGTTTAGGTATAGGTTATATTGGACTTGCTCACTATCTTGCTAAAAAAGGTTACTCATACGAACAAAAGATGGGTTGGAAAGAAGTAGATAAACTAACAGAAGCATTTCAATATTATCTATTAAAAGCTAGTAACACACTTGCTAAAGAAAAAGGTAAATGTGAATACTTCCATAGAACAAAATATTCAGATGGTATCTTACCAATAGACACTTACAAAAAAGAGGTAGACGAGGTTGTAACCAGAAATCTAACTTATGATTGGGAGAGTTTAAGGAAAGACATTAAAGAGCACGGACTCAGACATAGTACACTCTCTGCTCAAATGCCATCTGAATCCTCTAGTGTGGTTTCAAATGCTACTAACGGTATTGAACCACCTAGAGATTATTTAAGTATAAAAAAATCTAAAAAAGGTCCACTAAAACAAGTTGTACCGGAATATAGGAAGTTAAAAGAAAATTATACATTAATGTGGGATATGAAATCAAATGAAGGTTATATTAATGTAGTAGCAGTAATGCAGAAGTATTTTGACCAAGCGATAAGTGGCAACTGGTCATACAATCCAGAACACTTTGAAGATAACCAAGTACCAATATCTCAAATGGCACAAGACCTACTAACCACGTATAGATTAGGTTGGAAAACGTCTTATTATCAAAATACATATGACGCTAAAAAAGATATTGACGAACCTGCACATCCTATAGGATTTGTAGATAACGTACCCGAAGATACACCCAAAGATGTAGAGGGCGCCGATTGTGACGCCTGCGCAATTTAATAGAGTAATAAATAGAACAAAATGGCAAGAACAGTTTTTAATAAATCTAAAGAAGTAAACTTTTTAAAGAACCCTATGTTCTTTGGAGAAGACTTGGGCTTACAAAGATATGATAGTATGAAATATCCTATCTTTGATAAGTTAACTCAACAACAACTAGGTTATTTTTGGAGACCAGAAGAAGTTTCTTTACAAAAAGATAGAAACGACTATCAAGAATTAACTAAACAACAAAAGAATATATTTACATCAAATCTAAAATATCAAACTATGTTAGATAGCGTACAAGGTCGTGGCCCATGTCTAGCATTCTTACCATTTGTATCATTACCCGAATTAGAAGGTTGTATTGTAACATGGGATTTTATGGAAACAATTCACAGTAGAAGTTATACATACATTATTAAGAATTTATATTCAAATCCATCAGAGGTTTTTGATACAGTTCTACAAGACGAGAAAATCGAAAAGAGAGCTAATTCAGTTACAAAAGCTTATGATGAGTTAATTGAAATTGGTTATAAGTATCATATAGACAAAACAAAGGTTGACGAGTATGAACTAAAGAAAAAATTATGGAAAGCTTTAATTACTGTTAATGTATTAGAAGGATTGAGATTTTATGTATCATTTGCATGTTCGTTTGCGTTTGGTGAACTAAAACTATTAGAGGGTTCAGCAAAGATTATATCCTTTATCGCTAGAGATGAAAGTCAACACTTGGCTATATCTCAAAGAATAATAAACAACTATAAAGACATTGAAAAAGATAAAGTAATGGATAGAGTAATTAAAGACACAGAAAAAGAAGTATATACCATATATGATGACGCTGTACAAGAAGAAAAACGATGGGCAACTTATCTATTCTCTCAAGGATCAATGATTGGATTGTCAGAAAAACTATTACATCAATTTGTAGAATACATGGCGAATAGAAGAATGAGAGCAATTGGATTAACTCCAGCGTACAATCAAAAAACAAATCCACTACCTTGGGTTGACCACTGGTTAAATAGTAGATCAACACAAAATGCCCCACAAGAAACAGAAATTGAAAGTTATGTTATTGGTGGAATTAAACAAGACGTTACAAAAGATCAATTTAAAAAGTTCAAATTATAATGGAAAAAGTACCAAAACTTTGCAGTAACTGCACTACTAACTATACTATAATCTGGGATAAAGAGGAACAAGACCTTGAACCTTTAACTTGTCCATTTTGCGGATTTGAAGTAGAGGAGGAAGCTGATGTTGACATACCCGAAGAAGCCGAAGACGATAGTTGGAATTGATTATAGTTTAAATAGTCCAGCTCTTTGTATAACAAATAGTAGTTTTGAATTTGAAAGATGTAGTTTTCATTTCTTAACACGTAAGAAGAAACATATTTGTAACTTTGGTAATAACATATTTGGTTATGAGCATTCAGAATACAATACACCCATAGAGAGATTTTCTCAAATTTCAGATTGGGTTTTTTCAATAATCAATAAAGTTAGTAATCCAAAAGTTTTTATAGAAGGATACTCGTTTGGTTCTAAAGGTCAAGCAGTATTTCAAATTGCAGAGAATTGTGGTATCTTAAAATATAGACTACAATTAGCAGAGATTGAATATGACACTGTTGTACCTAGTGTTGTTAAGAAATTTGCGTCAAGTAAAGGCAATGCTGACAAACAACTTATGTATGATAGTTTCAAAGAACACACAAAAGTTGACTTAATGAAAAAGTTTGATATGGAGAAGTTAAACAATCCAGTAACAGATATCGTAGATAGTTACTATATTGCTAAAGTTGGTTATGAAAATAGTATTAATAACATCTAAATAACCCCGAAGAATCAATAGAATTAACATTTGTTCTATCTTTGTTCTTTTCAATTACCAAATAACCCCTTATTTTACTAGCATAATTAGGCTATTGACTTATCGCTGTATCCTGATATTATAATAGTATATGAACAAAGAAAAAAAACAAAGAATTCAACTCCTAATAAAAAGAGTTGACAATGTTAATAAAGTAGTATATAATAACCCTACTATGACAATGTTTAAACAACATCAGTTAATTAAGAAATTGAATAAAAATTTATATTATAACAACACAAAGGAGAACACACTATGTCAAAAATAAAACAATACATTGAAACATCAGTAGAGAACGCTGTTGATAAGATTATCAAAACTTTAAAAGATGGTCAGATAGATTTTGATACTTGTAAATCAAAAATATTAGAACTAGACAATCTATCAATGGTTGGTATTGATTCAGAAAATGTTGATGAAGTAATCGCACAGGAGAATCAATAATGACTATAACTGAAATGAATACTTTTAATAAACAACTTTTTAATATGAGTGTTGAAGATTTAAATAACACCAAAGATTTAATCGCTGATATTATAAAAAACAAAGTTAAATCTATTATGAAAGTTGGTATGAAAGTTAATGTAGTACAGAAAACTAAAAAGACGTTTGGTGTTATTACAAAGATTATGCAATCAAAATGTTTGGTTGATATAGAAGGTAGAGTATATAGAGTACCAATGACTATGTTGGAGGCAGCTTAATGAGTAAGACTTTCAACATTTGTTATTTAAGAGAATACATGGATCCTGAAATGTCAGGTGAATACTTTTACGCTTACGAAACTGTTTACAGAAATGTACCTATGAAGTACAAGAACAAATTTGATACAAAAAGTATGAAGATGAAAATTCTTAAATTTTGTGATTGGAACTATAAAGAAACAGCTAAGAACTTTGAAAATGTAACTAAAGTAGAATTGATAGATGAAAAACAATACTATCAAACTTACGAAGATGCGTTCGGTGAGTCAGCGGCTGAAGATAAAAATATGTTTAATGATTACGGTCAGAAGTATGATAGACAATCATTGAGAAAAGATTTTAATAAAAAATTAACAAAAAGCAAAGTATCAAGTTATAATGATAAGAGGATAAATTAATGAATTTTGATAGTGATATAAAAAGTCCTATAAAAGACGCCATTGCTGCTATTCAAAGCTATAAGGTTAGTAACCATGCCACTAAAATATCAGATGAATTTTATAAAGCAAGAATGTTAATAGTTCTAAAAGAAAGAATATGTGGTGATAAAACTCTAAAAGAAGTGGCTAGTATTTTAACAATCACTGCTGAAAGAGTTAGACAAATTGAAGCACTAATTATGAGAATATTAACTTGTAAGATGAAAGGTTATAGATAATGAAATACGGTGAAGCTAAGTTAGTAAAAGAAATAGGCGATTATATTCAATCAACTTATGGTCAACATTATAGTACAACCGAAGACGGTTTTCAAGTACAAGATATGTTAAGACAATTAAATATTGATAAAGATTTCTGCCAAGCAAATGCAATTAAATATTTGTGCAGATATGGTAAGAAAGATGGTAAGAATAGAAAAGAT